AGCTGTAGAACACAGCGTGCAGCGGATTTGCTGTACGGACTGCGATACAGAGGTATCGGAAGATGATGCCGCTTGCCCCAAGTGTGGTCTGCGAAATCCCGCAAACCGCTAACGCAAACCGTTAGACCCCTGTCTTGCAAACAGGCGTATCTTATCAAATAAATGTTTCGGATGGTGGCGTGGAACGGGTCACGCGCATTGAGCATCGGACAACCCGAATCCATCCGTTCAGATATTCCCCGCCATGCCTAAGTGTCCCCGAAGGGTATAGAATGCAAATGGAAGGCGGGGTCTAACACAGTGTCCACCCGACGCGGGGGAAGCTGCGGCGTCTCAGGCATTATCCAAGCCCGAAGTTTTGTTCACTCAACAGGCGGAGTCTACACCCGCCCCCACGCTGGTAATGTAAACCGTTACGAAAGGATAATCAATGCACTATCAAAAAATTTTCAGCAAATTAGGTTTTCTTCTAGCCGTTCTCTCCACCCTCGAACTTGAAAGAATCATGGTTCTTGGAGAAACTTCAAGGCTCCCCATCGGGACCGACACCACGGGAACCGTGATCCTGCTGGCGGTCTCCCTTTGCCTGTATTTGGTTTTCGACAACTAATACAACGGCAGAACCGCCTCGGAAACAGCCCCCGGACATGAGATGTGACATTTGTCACGTTTTGCGTCCGGGGGCTTGACTTTTGCTCTGGAATAGGTAAAATGTAATTACAACTTAGCACTTTGGCAGGTGCATAAAAAACGAAAAGATTCACCTTTTTAGATGAGTCTTTGTCGAAGCAACCCGTTTATCGTTTTTCGGACTGCCAAGCAGAGACAAAGATTCATCCAAGAAGGTGATTTTTTATGCACCAAAAACAGGAGTAAGCATGTCAATAGAAGAATATAAAGTCAGAATTGATAACATCCTCTCCAGTATAGATCGTCACGCACAAATGATGGAGAAAAAAGAATACACCACGCGTGAGGAATTATCCCGCGACATGGCAATTGGTATTGAGTTGGGTCAACAATACGTAGACATGCTTGGAGAAATCCTGGAAGATGATGAAGTTTTGATGGTGGAGTGGTGACATGGAAAAGAAACAGGAGAATTACGTTACAGAGTCCGAGGAGGCATTGGAGATGCTAGGGAAAGGGTATAACAACGATCCAATAGCAACCGAATTTGTATCCACCCTTAGCGGATTTACACCAGCCCCAGACGTATTGATAACAGAGTATGGATACGTGACCGCACTTGTTTGGGGTCGCGCATGGAGATACTGCCAAATGGCGGATGGTGTATGCAGATCAGCACTCGAAAAATTGGCTCTTGGTTTGGGGATGTCAGAGCGAACGATTATCAGACACTTGGATACACTTTGTGAAGGCGGGTATTTATTCGACACAACCCCAGACCTGAAAAACAAACCTCACATTTACGCCGATACTGGCAAGATTAGAATAAGAGTAAACGTAGAGGCTGGTATGACTTTAAGTCAGGGCAGGGTGACAGAGAGTCAACGTGGGGGTGACAGAGAGTCAGTTGAAGAAAGTATTAAGAAAGACTTCAAGAATAAGCCTAAAGGCGATTTGGTTGATTTCGAGCTTTCAAAACTTCCTGCGAAGTCCATCCGTCAGTCAATCCATGAATATTTCAGACTTAACGTCAATTGGGAGACAAAGACGGCTCGGCAGTGGATGGAGTGGGCAATTGGCGAGAATATTACCTCCTCACAAATTGAAAAGGCGGCAGACCTCTGGAGGGTGGATAAACGCTTCAATTGGCAACATCCAACCCTCAAGGGAATATTCGAGAATTGGCAAATACTTAATGACACGCATGAGGAAGTCCGCAAAACAGGCGGAGAACATCCTGAATACAAACCGCTTCCTCCAGACCCCAATGAAGGACAATATGTTCCTCCACCCCCAAGAAGGAAAACAGCATGATACCCGATCCTTTTGATTCTTTTATTACGGAAGAACAAGCCAAACAGATTTCAGATCCAACCCCGTTCGCTTCCTTCGCGGACTTCGAGGTGGAATACGAGTTGATCGGGTCCATTCTTCGCAAGGGAACTATTTACGAGGATGTCATTTCTGCAATCAATTCCGATATGTTCCACAATTCAGTTTGTCGTGATTTGTTCAATTCAATGGGGAAAGTTCGTGAACACGGACTTGTTTTGGACGTGATTACAATCGCAGATCAACTGGAGCGCGATGGACTCCTTTCAACAATTCAATATTCTCCGTTTACAGGACGCACCGCCATCGGGGCGATTCGGGAACGCGGGAACCCCAAGAATTTCTCGTCTTATGTAGACCTCATCGTGGACTACTGGGCAAAACGTCAACTGGACTATATCGCCCAGACCATGACGCAACAGGCACGTAATGGGCGCAGGGCCGTTGATATTCTATCCGACACACGCGTAAAGTTTGATGAAATTGACGTTCTAGGGGGAAATCTGTCAACCAATACATATAATTCATCATCACTTGCATCTATGGCATACGATCATGCGACAGACGCTGCCAATGGAAAAATTAGGGGTGTTCAGACAGGTTATCTCGATTTGGACAAAATTATTAAAATGCTTGCGGGAGACTTGCTTCTTGTAGCGGGTCGTCCAGGTCAGGGAAAATCTGCTCTTGTGGATTCCATCGGACTCAACGCCGCTAAAGCTGAAAAGAAAGTTGCAATCTTCTCGCTGGAGATGAGTGGAAAACAGGTTGCCACCCGCCTTTTGTCCCAGATTTCCGGGGTTCCAACTCATCGGATTCTTGAAGGAAAGATGACTGAGTTGGAATGGCCTCTTTATACTCAGGCGGTTGAGATTTTTGAAAAACTACCGATTATGATAAACGACAAGGCGGGCATAACCATTCCTCAAATGAGGACGGAAATAAAACGAATGTCACGAGACTTGGGGGGGGTGGATATTTGCATAGTGGATTACATTCAATTGATGAAATCCATCAAGAAAGTCCAAAGGCGCGATCAGGAAATTGGAGAATTATCAAGAGGTCTAAAAGAACTTGGACGGGATTTTGATATTCCAATTCTAGCCGCCGCCCAAATGTCCCGTGCGGTGGAAATCAGAAGTGAGAAACGTCCTGTTCTTTCTGACTTGCGAGAGTCCGGGGATTTGGAAAATGATGCCGATGTAGTCATGTTCATTTACCGCCCCGATCAATACGAAAAAGATAGCACAAAACAGAACATTGCAGAAATCATTGTTGCCAAACAACGTAACGGGCCAGTGGGAAGTGCGGAATTGATATTCCGTGGCGCATTGGCAAAATTTGAAAACGCAATGACGAGAAATTTCAATCCAAATTCCGAACAGAACTGGCAAAATCGCCAAGACATAGGAGATGACTAATGACCATTATTCTCAATGACGGTTTCGGGAAGCCAGTTCCAGTCGGCGAAACCGTGACAGTATTCGACGCCACCAAAAACTACAAGATCGGGGACGTGGTGGACGTGGCAGATCAGTATCGAGTGCGTGTCGGCAGGGCGCGTTGCGTCAGGCGTTATGCAGACGAACCGAAGTGGACAAGCAGTGTCTATTCCGACCCCCGTCGTTCCGAATCGCTTCCGCAGATCAATTTTGGGGAAGATCACTACGATTTCGAGATCATCGAGGAGGTGTGAATAAGAAATCACCTATCAACACATTTTCATTGTCTATTTTTTGAAAAGGAGAACCGCATGAAACCGCTGTACAAAACAAGATTGTTCGTCAAGACCAACGATAAAACCCTCGCTCTCGCCATTGCCGGGTTCGTGGTGAGGGATGTAATTGACATGAACACATCGATGGAAACTGGAAACGATACCCGCACGATCACCGTCATGTTGACCGACGACATGGGAAAGAGGGTCGGACCCTATACCATCGACCAGGATGATACCGAAGTCAGAGAGGTATCTGCATCATGAACGCCGAAGAAGCCGTAAAGAAATTCAAGGATGACGTGGAGAACTTCGTGGACGGGGAAGTGTTCCATCAAGGTTCTGTGATCGGAGTGCTTGAAAAGGCGTGTGGTGGAAAGGAAAACCGCTACCTGCTCCTCAAAGCCTTGACCGGAAAGACTTCAAGCAAGTTACTGACCCACGCTGAATGGTACGCGCTGTGCAAGTTAGTCTTGCCCTACAAGCCCCAAAATGGGCATTGGACAACCCAGCACGGGGAAAATGACCTGCATAACCTGTGCGGGGCTATTTTGACCCGTTTTTGGGCAGAGAACGGGCAAATTTCGATGTTTCCTCCTCCCGAATCTTCTCCGCAACCATAAAAACGTGACAAATGTCACTTTTAATTCAGGAGTGACAGGAATACAATCAGGAAATGAAAGTTTCTCACTTCAAAACTGGAAACCGTGACGACAACGAAAAGGAAATCATCCTCCTGCTGAACAGGCGCAATGTCAAGTACACGCAGTTCAAGCCGGGGGATGGTGCCGACCTCCTGATTTGGATTTCACCGATGGAAGTATGGGAAGTGAAAAACCCAAAACAACCACCATCCAAAAGACAGTTGACAAATGAAGAAAAAGAGGCAATGGCCTACTGTCAGGAAATCGGAATACCGTTTATTGTGATCGAAACACTGGAAGAAGCAAACGACAGGTTGAACCTGTATTTTTCAAAAGGAGATTGATATGGACAATAAAACTCGAAGCGTTGTTGATGTTTTGAATCGCCCGTCGCAGAAGCAGGCTCAGGAAAGAGCCAAAATCGCTGACAATCGAAAACGAGGATCGTGGATCGTCCGCAATGCAAAATGGTTCCTGTTTGCGTTTTTCAACGCGGTGGCTCTTGTTTTTGACGGACTAGCCGTAACCACCGTCTACTCGCTGACACACGGCAGTATTCTTTTGTCTGCCCTATCGTTACTTCCAACCGGAATTCCGATGTTCCTGTGGGAGGCCGGGTGGTTGAATCCACTATCAGATACCGAACAAAAACGGCGCGCTATCTGGGGTGTTGTTCTGAGTGTTGCATCGGCAGCCGTTGTTGGATTTATGGCGATTCTGGCAGACATCGGCGGATCGGATTTGCGTTTCTGGCTTTCGTTTGTCCTGCTTGCATGGTGCGTTGTGGCTGTTATCGTTCATGGAGTAATGGCGGCGCTCTATTTCTACAAGGACCCGATCACCGTCCGAGATCATTCCCTCCAGGCGACCATTTCAGAAAATGAATTCCAAAAAGATACCCTCGAAGCTGGAAAGTCCCTCATGGATTCGGCTACTGAAATGCTTACACGCGAAAAAGAATTGCGCGAGACATTTGGTGACGATGCGGTCAACCGGACACTTGAAATCCTGCTTGGAATCGATCTGAATGGCGACGGAACTGTTGGCGGAAAGAAACAAACTTCTCCCCCAAATCAGCCAGTCAAAATGTTCAGCGGCAACGGAAGCAAGCCAGAACCGATCAAAGAACCTGTATACCCTCACCAGCGGTAACGGGCGGCCTACCCGTCACCGCGCAGGAACAGGGCGAAAAACCATCCCCGACGCAAGTCGGGGATTTTCCTCGTTCGGAAACTGACATGACGGTAATGTCAGACGAGATTTCTTCTTGGCTTGGGATGTTGCATGAAGGAACCGCCGAAACAGTCGTCATGTCAGATGGGAAGGGATATTATTTCAACTGCGATGGAACGGCGCATTACCTCTACGAAAATGACATGACAAAACGAGAACCGAACGGACGTTTCAAGCGTGTTTACAAAGGAAAGATAGAAAATGAAACAGTTACCTACAAAGGAAAAACAACAGAAATCCCCTGCAAGACCAGTCATGTCAGATGGTCAACTTCCCGTCATGTCAGATGTAGAATTCGTCAAACAACGGGAAACGATGCTGGACGCTCTGGCAATCCTCAAGGACGCGATGAATATGTACCCTTGCAGGATGCCGAATGGCAAGACCCCCGCTCCCAAATTGTTCACTAATTACGGTGTTTTGCTTGTTCCTTTCCCATCTGGCGGTCATGTCATTGAAACAGTCGTCATGTCAGATGGGAAAATGGATTTCAAGGTGGATGGAATTTCCATAATTCCCGTCATGTCAGGAGAAGAAGATGAGAAAAAATAGATTTTTCTTGTCAATTTTACTATTCACAACTTTCGCATGTTCATTTCAGGGTGTTACATCAAGATCAATTGCCGTCATGTCAGTCACGGAAACTTCCGAATCGTCTCTTGAAATGACCGTGGAAGCCGAGGAAGGTCTCTGGCTTCGCACGGTTCCGGACGGTCAAGGTGGAATCCAGATCGCTCTAATGCCGCCAGGAGCCGTACTTATTCCCATGTTTTGCCAGAACTTCGACGGGCAACTCTGGATTTACGGAACCTACGAAAACCAGTCAGGATGGTCGTCAGCAGAATTCCTGAGCGGTTCCTGTGATCCAAACATCGTCATGGTGGACTCCGTTCCCGATGCTCCGTTGTACCCCCCCATCCGATATAGATATGTGTGTGTGGACGAGGCTGGGGTGTATGGGGCTCCTAGGAAAAATCCCGATTGGTTCCTTTACACCATCCCGCGCGGAGAACAGGTACGTGTTCTTGAGATGGCACGCGGCACGCCAGAAGCGTGGGCGATGATTGAGACTGCCCACTGGGTGAAGTGGACAGATTTATGCGAGTAACGATATTCAGAACAAGTGACATACGTCACTTCCCCGTAATGCCTTGTTTTGGTACACTTTAGTCAATCCCTGAGTTGTGCGCGATTGGGAGTTAGGGAGTTTATCCACTTCCTGCCCCGTTGTATAAGCCACATCTGATAAGATGAGACTTTGTGAACGGCAACTTGGGGATGTTTTTTCAAAGAAATACTGGAGAAGTTATGAATTCCAACGATCTACTAAAAGTCTACTCAAAACAAGCTATTCAGGCAGATGGGGACGCCGATAAGATGATGTGGAAATCGGCTCTTTTTTGCTCCCGTATCGTTGGGAAGTACGATAGAGGCGCAAAACTTGGGTTGGCAAGTGACATGAACAGAAGTACAGATACCATCGAAGATCGCGCACACGCCTACATGATGTTCGAGGCGCTCTGCAATCTGGACGGCGGGAAACCCCGTCGTTTCGTTTTTGCGGCTCGCAGGATGCCGTATATCCACATCTCGCACTTTCGGGCATTGTACGACGCAATGATTACCTATAAGTTACAACCTGAAAGGATGTTGAATATTCTGTTCGATATTGTGCAGGGCGAGGGAACTCTTTCCAGTCGTGATATTGATAAACACATCCGTTCCCGATACGGTGCGGAAAGGCCGTGGACTTATTACACCAGCAAGGTAATGAAAGACATTCACAACACCTTGCAGCATCCTGAGTTACCGAAGGAAATCAGGGATGTTCTTGTCAAGACCTACGAAAAACTTGGAGACGATGAATGAACGTATCTGAGTTTATTACCGTGACCATCTGGGGGAGTATCCTGATACTCATGTTTGGAATTTTGACTGGGGTATTTCAGAACAATTTCACATCCTGGTTCTTCTTTACCTTCCTGTGCTTGTTTGGAATCGTAAAATATTCCATGGATAGGCAAACAAAAAGGCCGTGAATTCACGGCCTTTTTTTATTTAACAAGAAATCATATATTCTTTTTTTGCAACCTTTTTTCCAACTCTTCGACATACACTACCAAATCCAGCACGATTAGAGCAATAGATTTATCTGTCTTTGCCGCTTCTGCTATCGCCTCGGCATGTGCGAGCAGGGGATCAGCTTTTGGCTTGGGGGACTGGACAATAAAATCGGGGGCAATAATAGGCACATCGAATTTTTGTTCTGTCTTTACAAGATACTTTAGTCTGTCCGCTTCGGACTGAATCTTCTGAGCTTTGATTTGAGCTAGTTCTTCTGCGGTTAGTTCGACTAAATGTTCCTTACCATTTGAACAGTCTACAACAAGTTTTGAAACCATTATTTTGCTCCGTATAATGTTGCTCTTGTTCCAGCTTTCCAGTTAGAACTAGAGTGTGTAATAAGTTTCACCTCTGTAATTGCTGCCGTGTTTCGCCAATTCGTGACAGAATTCCAGAAGTAATTATTGGTAACGGTAGAATCGGAAAACCCTGAACAGACAAAGCAGACCTTCTCGAATGTCGTACCCAAGTAGTTCGGGATAATCATATCAACAACGGCCTGCATGGAACCACGAACTACATTTGTTCCGGGTATCACGCCTGCGTATGGGATAGAGGAACCTGCCACGCCTGCCGCCGCAATGGTGGCGTGATTGCCATATAAATATTGGGTGTCGTAATTTGCACCCGTATCCGCATTGAATTGAACTGTAAGATTATCTACTGAACCAAGAGTAGAGCGTCCACTTAAAACTAATCGCAGGTGCTTATAGGTAGCAGGTATGGAGGAAAATGTGATGCTTGCCGCATCCGCTCCTAAAGTACTGTCGGCGATTAGTGCCCAGTCATGCCCAGCATGATTTCCCGCCGCCGCCTGTGTTGCCCCAGTTCCAAGAGTATGGTGCAGGGAGGACGCGGCGGCGTCTGTGTCTGGAGATTGATGCGTGTTTGCTTGTGCCAGTTTCGGGCTGTCCGTTGTACCTGTGTGGGTGTGGGCAACAAGAGCATACAAGAGCGTTATTGCACTTTTGATACCTGCCCACGTCAGGCGATTATTTGCACCAGCACGCGCAACGATAAAGTCATCGGCGTCCTGCGGGGTGGTTCCATTGGGGTAGGAGGAAATCTTTGCCATGCTATTTCTTCATCAATTCCAATGCTCTATTCCAATCATAGAACTTCCTGAATATCTCCGGCATGTTTTCTTCTTTTCCGCCACTCCACTCGAAAATATAGGCATAGAGTTCTGCCGATGTGATTCGGAAGGGGTTATAGTCATACACTCCGCGGAATGCCATGATGTTGGTTGCAATTCTGGACGGGTGGCCGTTTTGTGCCTCGACCAGCACGTAGGTAATCACCGCCTCTTTGAATTCATGTTTATTGCTGATCCAGCCCGCCTCCCAATCCAAGCGATGAGCGATTTCATGAATACATGCGGAATCCGTCCTGCACCACCACAACCCTGAAATAGAGTTGAATCCGCCGCCATCACTTTGGTTCGGAAAAGGAATGGATAGAAAAATAAAAAACATCAAAAGCAGAATAAACGCAGGAATCTTTTTCATTATCTTGGTCCTATGGCAAGCCAGGTTACATCTATATTTACGGTTACAGGCGCATTAAATTGCATATAGATATTGAAAGTGCTTGCCGTGATACCCTGATAACCCATATCGTTGATTACGGCACCCTGATACGGAGTTGTCAGAAGAATTATTGGAGACTGGGAAAATGCAACAGGAAAAGTAACAGCAACAAAAGCAGCGGCAGCCGCCACAAATACAATTCTCGCAACTCCTCCCTGCATGATTGCATTTGTAGGTGTATAGTTATTTGTTCCCTGACTAAACCAAACACTTGAACTTCCTCCCTGCCGCCTCCATAACACGCCACTGCCATCGTCAATCAACCAGCGGGTCGTTGTGATGTCGTAATATAGATCAATACTTCCATTTGAGATAAGCGTAAAGTCGGAACCAGTGCTGACTGTAATTCGATTGGCAGCAGATGACAGGACGCTTTCATGTTTTAGTACAATTGAAAAACTCCCGACATTTTTCAAAGTAATCCGCCTGCCCTTCGACCCTTCGGCAATTCCCGTTATATTTCTAAGGGCGTCCGACGAAAGGCGGATAACCTCGTAACCTCCAACAATATAATTATTTTGATCGGCGGTAATCTGGGATGGAGTATTCTCCTTTGACAATCCGCTTCCTTCCAATTGCACACCCTCGATCCATCGAAGTTGCGTTGAGTCATAGTACACTACAACACTTGACCCAGGCATGACGATGGTATCAACGCTTGTCGCAAATTTGAAACGATTAGCCGCAAGTGACGAACTGCTTTGATGAGAAAGGACGAGTGGGTAACTCCCTGTATTGAAAATTTTAACAAATCTTCCCTTCACGCCCCCAGACATTCCAGTAATGGTTCTAATGGCGTCCCCCGAAATTCTCAAAATATCGTAGTTTCCGGGCACGTAATTATTCTGGTTGGCGGTCAGTTGTGTGGGGGTGTTCTCGTTGGCAATATCATACAGCGGCAAATTCGCCACCACGCGGCGAAGCGCAGAGCGAATATCATTGACATCACGTATCAATCTCAATAAAACATCATCGTGGCGAATGCTGGGCATATTGTTATTATACTCTTTTCATGATAAAATTATTTGTATGAACGGTTAGTCAGAACCGCCAATATTTCTTGAATAACACCTGCTTTGTTTGCTGACTCAAACAAGGTGGGTGTTTTCTATTGGAGATACAATGAAACTAATACCATTAACTCAGGGAAAATTCGCTAAAGTGGACGATGAGGACTACGAATGGTTGACACAATGGAACTGGTATTTTGAGAAAAGAGGTTATGCAGGAAGGCGCTCTGGAAACAAAATACTTAAAATGCACAGAGAGATAATAAAAACTCCAGACGGGTTGTTTACAGATCACATAAACGGAGACAGAATTGATAATCAGAAATCAAACTTGAGGATATGTACTATCATGCAAAATACACATAACTCAAGAGTTCGCAAAGATAATCTTTCTGGATATAAAGGCGTGTCGTGGTGTAAAAGAGAAAGAAAATACCACGTTAGAATTTATTGTAACTACATCAAGAAATCAATCGGATATTTTGATGACGTTATTGAGGCTGCTTTAGCATACGATAAAGAGGCGAGGAAATTATACGGTGAATTTGCAAGAACAAATTTCTAATCTCCTGTTACTGGTTACTGGCATCAATTTTACTACGGCCAGTCACGGTTTCCTTGCCCGTTTCGTCTTTCGCCACATACACAATATCCACTTCCACATTCCAGCGTTGCCCCGCGTACTCCACGGGAAGCAGGTCGCCCATGTCCCAATCTATCCCGTACAACGATTGAGGTGTGTCTGCACTTCCGGGGGTATTGAGAAAAACAGCGCTCAACTCCTCTTTGGGGGTATTTTGATAGAGGGTTTCATATCCGAATCCAGCGAGGTTGGCCTGATCTGGTTCGTTGGATGCGTCCTTGAAAATCTCACTGCGGTTCCAGCGCGAGGAGTATATTCCATCGCTATCCACAATATCCCATTCACGGCTGTCTCCCCTCCCGAAACCCTTCACAACTGCAGAGTTCGCTTCGTCCAGGTGATTGAGTGAATAATAGGGAGCTTCAAGGTTATTGTTTTCCACCGAGAAGATCAATCCCGAAGCAGTTCGGTCAATCCCCCGCAACCCTGCGAAGGTTTCAAAGCGAAATCCGAGGTCGGTATGCTGGATGAGTGTCAGTTCATCGAGAAGCGCAAAGCCCATTTCGTCCAGAATTGGATTATTTGGATTCGCCTCTTCAAGGATTTCCTCCACCAATCCGGTCAATTCCATCGGGATCACGTCGAAGTAAATCTTTTGGTTTGCGGTATTGTCGTTTGCGAGCTGGAAGGATGCGTCACGCAGTTCCTTCAAAATATCCAGCACGTTTCTTTCCTGAAAGTTATAGGTGATGCTGGGTCCGAGTGTCAGGTTTCCCTGAACTAGAAATTCGCCCGCAGGCCACGCGCGGTTCGCTAAAACTACACCATCAGGGTCGGTAGCGTTGTTGTAAAGCATCTGTTCCCGCACCACCTCTTTCATCATGTCGTCAATGGCCGCAGTCTTGCGGGTATAGGCCGTCCCTGCCGCCTGTACCACAATGCGCCGATTGAGCAGGTCTTTGGCGTCGCGTCCATATAGAACCACCATTTGCACCGCATCCGTCTCACGCGTGTAAATCTTATACATACGCAAGAGGTATGTCTTTTCCCTCCGCAGGGGAACTCCCTGTTTCGGGGATCGCCACACGTCGATACGCCTGTCGGGTTGGAAGAACGGACTGACTTGTTCCTTGAAGATGTTATAGGGAATCCCGATCTCGAACGTGGAAAAACCATTCACGCTTTTCGAGTACGAGAAGAAGGAATAATTCTCAAAACGCAGAATTCGCCTGCCGCCGTCATCGAGAAGAAAAAATTCATAGGTGGAAGTCTCTGTCATTAGAAACCTGCCTCGTCTGCCATTGCATCCGCCGACCAGTGGCGGGGAGCATAATAAATCCGCATACTTGCCGAAATGTCGTTTTCCATAAGCGCCGCAATCCTGTTTTCTCCGGGTAACAGACTCCACGCCCGCAGATCGCTGCCGGGTAGAATGGCATAGGAAATATCTCCTCGAATATTGCTCAAGACCTGTCCCGTCCCGAAATTGATCGTCACTTCCTCGCTGCTGAGGATCTCCAGATCGGCATACACCCGCTTTTGGGTGGTTTGGTTCTCCAGCCAGCGGAGAGTACACGGCCCCACGATATAAACAATGGGATTGGTCTCCGCCGTTCCCATCACATCCAGCAGGGTGATGGAGGCATAGTCGGCAAGGGTGGCGTTTGGCGAAACGAATATATTCCCAGCCTTATCCCACTTCGCCGCGTAACAGGTTGCGGCAACCTCAATGTCCAGGTTCACCCACGTTGCACCGTTGTACATGGCGACCCCGTTGGCATTGGTGCTTCCAATACGTGTAAATGCGCCTGCCGCAAGGATGTTATCGTGGTTGTCAACATCGAGATTGTAAATAACATCGTTCGCACCCGCTCCGAGGTTGTACCAGGCCGAACCGTTCCAGTAGGAGATATACAACATGGGTTGAGCGCCGCTGAGGGTGAAATCTCCGCCTGCATACAGGCGTCCAGCCATCGTCAGAACCAATTTGCGAACGGTATTGTCGAACCCATCCCCAAGCACAAAGAATTCATTATAGGCGGTCTCGTACAACGCGACGTAGTTCAGTGCAAGATTTCCGGGGCTGGTTCGTTCGTCTGTGAACGCACCTCCAAGAAATACCTGGGTTCCATCGTTTGAGATCACAATGGAATACACCGTATTGTTGAGTCCGAGATAGGTTCCCATGTTGTGCCACATGGAACCGTCCCAGCGGGCGCAGTATCCGGCGGTGGTTCCTCCAGCGGTGGTAAACGATCCGCCCACGTACACATCCCCGTTCGGCGCAACTTTCACGGAGAATGCTGCCGCATTGAGTCCGGTTCCCAAAGCACTCCATGCAGACCCGTTCCACTTTGCAATGCGGTTGCACGCCACGCCGCCGATGTTGGTGAAATCGCCAACCACGTATATATCTCCAGTGGGGGATATGGCAACGGCGTTGATGACCGTTCCCGTGTCCACGCCCGCTCCGTAACCCCGCCACTGGGTTCCGTCCCAATAGGCAATACAATCGCTGTGAATTTGTGGATCAATGGCTGTCGGCGAATTGTTGGATAGGTTGAAAAGACCGACTGCAATGATCTCTCCCTTCCTGCCAACCTCGAAATCGTAGATGACATTATTCATGCCGCCGTTCATGGCACTCCACGCCCCGTTGTATCTCTGCATGGCGTAGTTGATCGTACCGCGTTCACGGAAATTGATCTGTTCCGCCTCGTAGTTATCGTCAAGCAGGTACGGCGAAACGGCAAGGAAGCGTATCGGAAACGACTGAAAGAAACGATTCCGCACATCCCAGCTTCCCTCAAGTCCGGCCTCGTAGCGCACGAGACAATACACGGGAATGTCACCATCCTTGTATTCGATGGTGAATTCCTGCCCGCCGTTCGTTCTATCGGGTCGAATGATGTCGAAAAGCATCCTCCGCAGGGCGTGAAGTTTTCGGAGTGACTTGTCGTTCTTGTTGTGCAAATCGGGTGAATTGGCATGGAAGGTGATCGTAACCACACGATCCAGAGTTTTTGTATTTTGATAGTACGAACCTGGCGCATCCGCATAAGACTGAATGTTGTTTCTCACCGGAGCGACTCCCAATCCTCCAATGACCGTGATGTACAAATCCTGTTCGTCCCGGTCACATCCGGCCAACTCCACCCACCTGCCCCCCTCACGGGTATAGGCGGAGCGGGTTGAAATACTTCCGTGTTCGTAGATATTCCAGATACAACCCGGCTGGTCTCCGTCGCAATAGGTAGTCGGATATGCTTTTGGTTCCAATTGGAGCCCGTCGGCATAGAAGGTGACGGCCTGTGCGGTCTTATCCGTTTCAACGTACACCCGCACGTCATCGCCTCCGTGACACCTTCCAGAAACGTATAAACGTTGCCATCTTTGGTCAGTTAGTGAAACGGTTTCTGAAACCCACTGTTTCCCGGAAAGATTGTCGATCAAGCGCAGGCGCACTTTTCCAGTCCCGCGCACGTAAACACTTGCGGTAAGGGGGGATTGAATTCCAACCAGCCAGGTCAGGCGATAATAGAACCCCTCATACACCACACTTCCATTGGTGATGGATTTCAGGGAGGCGAATCCGAAACGTGCCCGATCCAACGTCCTTGAGATCGTACTGCCAGCGGCGGTGTATCCCGTCGTATCAAATCGGAGGGACGGATTCTTGATGTAGTTCGTCGTATTGTCCGGTATTAAAATTCTTAGACTTGCCATTAGCCACCTGCCAATGATGACATCATATTGAAATCAGCGATAACCGGCTCGTGGTTTGCGTTCGTATTGACGGTCTGGCTGAAATAGTTGTTCGTGCTGGAGTTGTTCGTAGTCTGCGAGGCCGCCGAAGCCATCATTTGCGGAGCCGCCGCGGCGGGCATGACCATTGCTCCCATTGCGGATTGCATGGCCTTTTGAAGCATCGGGATATTCGACAGGATGCCCTGTGAGAAACCTTCCATTGTCAATTCACCGAACTCCCATGTCACCTGTGATGGAGAACGCATCTTCAACACGGTTTTTGCAGTCGTCAAGGCCCCGTTAATGGCCGTGGACATGGCGGTTTGCAGTAACGTTACATTACTGAAAATTCCCCCGACAATTCCCATGATGATATTTCTGCCAACCTCCCACCAGTTTATATCCGTGGTAATGGCTCTTTGCATCATATTTCCGATTGAAATAATGATCTGTCCGAGGGGTCCAAGTCCCATCAGGATACCATTTATCAATCCTCCTATGATCTGGGGGCCAGCGCGCACAAAATCATCAATCAGGCTTCGGATGGTGCTGTTTGAGTTCGTATAGAATTCAAGGAATTTCTGCTTGACAATCTCAAAGGCAGTTATGAATCCAGATATGAATATCCCTATGACAACTCCGTAGATAAGGCCAATGATTGCGGCTGTCAGAACGATGATCCCAACTACAAAAGCCTCCCAGAATGTTACCAGGGTTGCAATGGCGAGTACGATACTTCCCACGAACAGGATGACTCCAAACATCAACTTCGCAATCCAGCCCGCCACTTCAAGAATAATGGCAAGTTTGGCGAGTCGTTCAATCCACAGGGCAATTTCATCCTTGTTGTCCTTGATCCACTGGGTCAATTTCTCGATGCCGGGAATAAGGTCTTTGTGTATCCAGTCGGAGAGGCTTTGGTTGGGTTCCCCGCCAAAAGCAGTTACCAGCACGTCGCCTATCGCTCCTGCAAGGGGGAGGAGGGCGATAAAGACGGGAATCAGGTCATCCCGAATGAACGGGACAAGCACTGTTCCGATCCAGCTCGCTACATCCTTTAAAACAGGCAGGAAGTCGTTCATAAACCAGGAACCGACTTTTTCGAGAAGTGCGAGACCGTCTCCTGAAAGCCAGTTGACAAATCCAGTAAAGGCAGGAACCAAAAAGTTGGAAACCCAATCCACTACGTTGCGTACCCAGTCTACAATATCATCCGAATGGACATCCAGCCATTCGGAAACATTGGTCAAGCTATCCAGTATCATCACTGAAAAACTGCTTGCGCTGGGGGCAAGGTCGAGTATTTTTCTGACGATGTTGGAAAGAGAATCTCCTATTTTTGTAGCAACAGACGTAAATTGATCCCACCTCGTTTCGCTGGTTAGATTATCCATAAACTCAGCTACGCGGCCGCCGACAACATCCAATATCGGCTTGACAACATTGAATCCGATGATTGATTTGACAAAATCCTTCAAGTTAGCCGTCGCACCTTGAAAAGTTCTTGCCATGTTTTGCGCGGCACCCTGAAAACGTTCTTCCACGATCTGCGAGAAAGCAGTCATGAAGGCATTGACGCCCTCTGTGGATGTTTTGAATTTATCAAACTCCGCACCAGTCAACCCCACATTTTCCTGCATCCTTTGTAGAATATCGTTCACTGGAACAAACGCGCCGCGAGCCAGGTCGTTCATTTCACGTTGAGTTACTTTTCCCTGCTGAACCATTTGTCCGAAGTTGACGATAATTCTTTCAATCTCCACATTACCCAAACCCATCCCTGCCGCAAAAGAGGTGATGTCTTTCGTTAAATCCTGAGCCTCCGTTGCCGCAAAGCCATAGGAACGGGCAAGGGTGAATACATTGGCAATATCCTGATTATCGTATGGAGTGGTTGCGGCAAGTTTTTGAAGCCACGCAAATTGTTCCTTCGTCAGTTCTATTGATTTTGTCTGAGCATCGTTCAAATCCATCCCGGATTCGACGAGAGAATTGAAGTTCAGGCGTTGAAGGCGTAATTCAAGAGTCTGGAATTCGCTTCCCGCTTCGATGGTCGCTGATACCAATTCGCTGATCTGTGTTACCACCCATTGCACCGCATCGGCAAGGATTTCCCCCAGCGCATAAGCCAGTGTGTTGGCGATGAAATCCGAAAATCCTGAGAGAATATTTCCCAGGCCGTCGAACGCCTTGCCCAGCAGTCCAGTGGACGGTATAAGTCCCTGAATACTGCTGTCCATCTTATTCATGCCGCCGAGGAAATCCTGCAAGCCCTCGACAACCGCTTCAACACCTACTTTTTCCATCTATTTCTTCCTCGGGGTTTTTCGTTTTGCGGCCTTCGCCTCCGCATCAGATTGATGATTTTTCATCGCAATTTCAATGCGGCGCTGGGCAATGATTATGGCACGTTCCATTGGCTCCATGCCATACCATTGCTCGATACTCTTGTCTCTTTCGATGCGCGCCGAGTGTTCCTCGAATAATGGAACCAAATCAGGGGCGAGTTTACGCCACGAGATTCCGGCACTAATCAGGTTATCCACTTCAAGGCGGGTAATGTTCTCTTGAACGTCACCCGCCCTCTTGGTCACTCCCAGAAAAGGTTTCAGCGGCGCTTACGTCCGCCTCCTTTACTCCCGAAAGGCGCTTGACATGATCGCCGATCAACTGCATATCCTTGTCGGTGGGAGCGGCGATGTAGAGAACCCAAGCAATGTAACGCCACGCCGGGCTGTCACTCACAACCGGAAGTCCCAGGGCTTTGTAATCCTTGATCCAAGTGTCATCCTTCGGATCGGGAACGCCCTTTGGTTTGCTTTTCAATTTCGTTCCAAGACCGATCAACGCGTTCAGCATGGCGGAGTTGTACTCCATTTCCCATGCCTTCACGCGCTTGATGTAGTCCGGGTCGTCCGGGTTTTCCATCGTCCTCCCCATCGCCTCCATAAATACCTGCGGGGGTTCCGGGCGTTCTTTGGCGGTCATGATGCGGATCAACATGCTTGGATTCGCCTGATGGACGTACAGTTCAACTCCGGTGGAAAGGGTGATGTAATCCTTCTCACCCTTTTCCACCTCGTCGATCTTCCTTGCAACCGATTTATCTGCTTTCGAGATACTCATTGCTTCCTCTGCTTCCGATACGATTCTCTTGTTACGCGCCGCTCATCTTGAGCGCAATGCCAGCGGTTCCATTGGACGCCAGACCAACCGCAAAGGCGGTATTGGCGTACTTTGTGCAACCGCGTACTTTACTGAGATAGGAATTCGCAACAGCGGTTCCCTTCTTGCCCTGCGGAAGTACAACCCACTCATTGCCAGCGGTGATGGTGCGAAGAATGTAGGACTGACCACCGGAACGGGCGGCGATAAATCCCTCCGCCTCGGATACGAATTCAATATCGTCGATGCGCGTGTAGGTGGCGGGCAGGCCAATCTGTGTCCAGGTAACGCCTGCGTTGACGGTCAACCAAAGTTTTCCACTACCGCCAGCACCTTCGCCGACCAGCCATGTCTTTGCATCCCACATCCAACATGCGCCCAGGTTGACACCCACGGAAGGACCTGTCACGGTTTCCCATGTGGAACCGCCATTGGATGTATACACCACGGCATTTGAATTTCCAACCGTAAGGACATTCTTGGTATCAAGCGCATGGACGGCATTGAGATTTTGTGTGGTCTCCACTCCGGCATCCTGCACTTCCACACTGACCTTGAAGTTCTTCGAGAAGTAGATATATCCGCCGTTGCCGACGATCCATATGTGGCGAACGTCCGCAACAGACATGGCGTTTGGATTCTTGCCAAACACAAAGCCGGTGTTGACCTGATTCCATGAATTTGCGTTCGTGTAAACTTCCTCAATATCAGTCCAGTGGATTTCGTTGGCGGTGTTCGAGATCAATACCAAAGCACTTCCGACAACCGCAGAATCGACGATGTTCTCATTGGAGAACAGGGTGGAAATGGTCTGCGAGGAGAACGATTCTCCGCCATCCTCCGAGTAGAGCAGGGAGGGTTGCGTGCCAGGGGTTGCACTTGCGCCCGCCATTGTCATCAAGACCTTCGAGCAGGTGTCCGGGCAGTCGTCACAGTTCTTCCCGTTGTATACGTCCACGGTGTAGATTTCCCGTGTGGTGGAGGCGGAACCGATCTGATCCTGACGCATGTACAGATATTCCCAATAATCCTCGGCGGTCATGTCAACCGCTTCATTGGTTGGATTGTTCTCATCCAGACCGTATGCGCCGAAGTTCTCGTATCCATGCCCTGAGATTTTCCCGTCCGGGAAATATACCCACTTTTCGCCGCCTTCGGTGAAGTCCTGCGGATTTCCGCATTTCCCGGAAAGGGCGAAGATGTCCACGCGGCACTGCTTGTTCTTCCACTCCAAAAGGATGGATTTCTGGGCGGTGGAACGAATTCCGATTGCAAGCGTGGCGCGTTCCCGTTCAGCCGCTACCGTTCCAACCTGAATGTCACGGTTGAAGTTGTTCGGGTCGGGTACGCTGATCTTTGTTTCCTCGCCAATGGTAATGGCGGGATCGTCCGAGAACTTCCCCAGCGCGAGGAATTGCGGAGATTTCGAGGGATGCACGCCGCCCTCGACGTACCAAACGCGCTGGTTGATTGCAGTAAGTTGTTGCAAGTTAGTCATGGGAACCTCCTAAACAGTTTCCTTTTCAAACTCTGAAAATTTTTCAAGTATCAATTGAGCGTCCACGTTATATGCTTCCTGCAACGCTCCAATCAGGACATGGGGTTTGCGGGCATCCTCATATTTCAGGATTCCGCGTTCGTATAAAATGTTGTGCAGGCGGGTCGCAAATGGTTCAGGGAGACCCAGTGCGTCCACAAGCCCTTCGACGGGTCCGATAATGATGTATGCGCCTTTTTGTTCATCTGGAGATACATAGGCCTTGTATTTTCTTTCTCCTTGCATTACTTCCTGTGTCTCCATTGGGTTATGCCTTTTCAATCCAATGCCATGTTCCAGGCTTTGAACCATCCGCCAAGAATGGAAGATGCTGATTGAAAAATATTCCAGTCGGATTTAGAACACAAAGAGAAACAATTCCCTGGTCAACATCCTCAATTTCGGTAATGACTGCCGCTCGGTGAACATTCTGAGGAAATTCACCTTTTGGAGTTCCATACGCAACATAATGAACCATTCTTCCTACCGTTAGACCTTCCATGATATTCTCCTATTTATTTACTCTTACACCTGAATGCTGTATAGTTCTGTACGCGTACAAAGCGCCTTGAGACGTGCCAAGACGGTTCGCCGCAAGTTCGGCGGTCATTCCGCCCTCTTCCTGCGAAGAAAATGCGCCGTCCCTGCGCCATTTGTCTATGAACTGATTGACGTTACTGCATCCGCAAACTGGACGTTCAAACTTTGATGCGGCGAAAAAGGCAATTGCGTATTTCCATTGCGGAGAAAGTTCAACGTAGGGACGGGCCAGGGAGTTATCACGATACCCTGAGTAATACCAAAAACGAACCTGGTCTGGTTCTCGACATGCTGAAAATTCCGCCGAATCAAATGTCTGGTCGGTGGAGTTCCATGAAGCAGGAGCAGGCACCGCAAAACCAAGACGGTGATCTCGCAGATGGAAACAAGCTGCCTGGGAACTAAATTGGCACGCCACGCACGTTCCACAACACCCAACAGGTTCGCTCTCCCACATTAATTGCGCTTGCGTAGCCGGGTCGTTGTAGACACGATAAATGTCAACCGTCGTCTCGAAATTTCCCGCCGTTTCTGCGTCCAGCGGATCGGGATTGAGTGTTTCCAGTTTGTTTGCCGCAACGATCTGCCAAATCTTGAAAGTAACAACTGCATTTGCGCCGGAAAGTGAAACCTTGATGGGTTTGATCTCCCAGCCGTCATCCCCGCTCTTTGCCGGATAGTACGCACGGATTTCGTTTATGTCCGTCACCGTGGTTGGGACGGTAACTGTGCAGGTCTCCTGAAACGTATCGGAATCTGTGTCGGATCGAACCACTGCCGCTCCTGCCTGAATAACAGCCTTTGCCTTCACACCCCCAGAGATGATGTATCCCTTCCCCAACTCCACAGATTTCAATTGATACCGTGGATTGATCCCGTACAGGTTGAATGATTCAGGGAACGCGGGTCGGGGGTAGGGGAGACGTTCGTCAACCGTCCAGTCAGGAATAAGATTGAACCCGATTTCCCGTGCGATTTCCTGCTCCGCCTGCTGAATTGCCATTGCAATTGTGTCACGGCCTACACGGTCTGAATGCTGCCAGTCACTTTGGAAAAAAATATCGCCACACGTATTGTTACGGCGGAACGTAGAGGATGACAGTTGATTAAACGCCAAAGGATCGAGTCCGATAATTTGAGACCATTCATCCAGACTGAGCCATGTTCGTATGTCGGAACGAGCCATTTGCAGTATTCCTTCCGCGCTTTTGGATCTCCTCTGCCCGCCGCCTCGTTTTTACAAAATAGTACCAAAACGATGGATGGGACGGTGGTAAATCCTCGAGCCGACGAATAGAGTCGTCCAACAACTTGGACGAGTACCAGCATGGCTTCCATAGCTGACAATGTGGACATTCATACCCTTCAACTGTGTAAATATTATCCAGTGGCCTTCTGGATAAGTTTCTCCAATCCACCATAACCAAATTTCGGCAGTTTGGACACAGGTCAGGCAGTTCCATATCGCAATTATACTTCAAAAGTAGTGACATTCGTCACGTTTCAAGGGTAGGAAAATAAACTATAATTTATTTGGTTAGATTTATAGTGTACATTCCGCTTAAGCAATAGTTCTACCGCCATTTTCAAAAGGAGTAGTCATGTCTGAAAAAGTTGAAATCGAAATTGAGTTGTTAAAAGATTTGGTTGATGCCGCTGGCTATGTCTCTACCTTCTACACTATGTTTCTAAATCACGAAACGCCAGAAGATTGTGGGGATTTGAATGCAACTGAATATCTCGCCAGTGAAGCGTCGTCTATTGCCGAACGTGGTCGCGCGGTCTTAGAGGCGGTAGAACAAAGCGTGCAGCCGACTTGGGGTAGGCTCCGGCAAAAAAGCGAAGTCTAAGCCCAAGCAGAAATCCGTCAAATCAGTTGGTCAGCGTCCCGCCCCAAGCGGGTAACGCGAGCCGTTGGCTGGCTAAAGCAAAGGAATCTTATGGCTAGAAATATGTCTTTCATGCTCACCACTGAGCAAGTCCGAAAGCAAAAGAAAACTGTCACACGCCGTTTGGGTTGGGATTTCTTGAAAGCGGGTGACGAATTGAACGCATGTGTAAAGTGCATGGGTTTGAAGAAAGGTGAAAAGATTGAGCGCCTTGCAAAAATCCGTGTAGTGAATGTGCGTCGTGAAAGGCTTTACGACATCACGCCCGATGATGTTATTCGTGAAGGCTTTGAAGGTCAGATTGTAGAATGGTTTATTGATATGTTCATGCGCGAGATGGGTGTGCCATCATCAACTGAAGTCACACGCATTGAATTTGAATACATCAATCCATCTACGCCTGCCAACAAAGCGTGCAGCGGATTGGCTTTGCCGTCCGCGAAATTGTCAGGTCTGGCGCAAGTCGCCAACCGCTAACGCAAACCGTTAGGCGCTTCGTGGCGCAAAGGAGAATATATGTCAATTGCAGTAGTCCGTTACGATTCTACAACCGGAATAATTATCGAAAAAATTGGTGATGGTTTTATGTCTGTAAGTTCTGCAAACCAATACCGGAACTCTCTACCAATAGTTCCCGGAACTATGACAAAACTTGAACAGAGTTCAACACCCGTTGTCGGATATGCTCCACCTGTTCACGCCGAATCTGCTGAGGATGCGCCAGTTGCTAGAAATCAATTTGCCGATCCTCCGTTTTATATCGGCATGATTATATGTGCATTGTTGATTGCGGGTATTGTGTTCTTTTTGCTCAATCCCGCATGATACACGCCTAACAAAGCGTGTACCCGACAAGTGCCTGCTGTCGCGCTGAAATCATATCTGGCATACGTCAGGGTGAACCTAGCTTATGTGCTAATTGTGGCGGCACTTGCGGGTAACGCAAACCGTTAGGCACTTACTTTCAAAAGGAGAATCGCATGATACGCAAATGTTATGCAGTCGTAAAGGTTACGCTTGTCCGCCAAGTTGAATTTGAATTGGATGACGATGACCCTGCGCTTGACGCAGAATCCGAAGCGGTCAGGTTCGCAGAAAAAGAATTTCACATTACGGTTCGAGAAGATGACGAACCGCAAGATGAAGAAGTCGAAGTGCTTGAATGTGATTGGGCAGATTAGAACGTGCCTAACAAAGCGTGCAGCGGACTTGCTTACGGGCTGGCGAAATTGGCTCGTCTTGCACAATCCGCCAACCGCTAACGCAAACCGTTAGGCGGCTGTGCTGTGCGGGTGGTGGAATTGGCAGACACAACCTCGAAGGCAAGTTCATGGCTTGCGTCGCCCACATCGTAAACCCGTAGGGTGTGGGGGGCGGAGGTCGGGAGCGTTGAAGGTTCG